ATAGAACGACTTGTATCAGAAAATGATGTAGTATCTGGAGCAGGAACAAAAGCTATTTCATTCTCACCTGTGTTTATCTCTACACCTGCTATTGGTGTATCAGCACAAGGATTAGCAACAGGTGACTTTTATGAAATAACTTCTAAATCAGTATCTGGGTTCAATATTACATTTAAAAATAGTGGTGGCACTGCAATTAGTAAAACATTTGACTATATAGCGAAAGGACATTAAAAAGGAATAAAACATGGCAACTCACGATTATAACATAGCAAACCAAGGTTTCCCTGCATTTAGAAGTGATTTAAATAATGCTTTATCAGCTATTGTATCTAATAATTCTAATGCTTCAGCACCCTCAACCACCTATGCATATCAATGGTGGTATGACTCATCAACAACAACTTTAAAATTTAGAAACGCTGATAATGATGCTTGGATTTCATTCGCAACATTTGACATGACTAATGACACAGTTAATCTTGTAGATAGTGCGATTGATGTAGTCACAGATACTAGCCCACAACTTGGTGGTAATTTAGATGCTAATAGCAATAATATAGATTTTGATGATGCTACAGGAATTAGAGATGATAGTGGTAATGAACAATTAATATTTCAAAAAACTGCAAGTGCTGTTAATTATGCTGAATTAACTAATGCTGCTACAGGAAATGATGTAGGTTTATCAGTCACGGGAAGTGACACCAATGTTGGACTAGCTATCTCTACTAAAGGTAGTGGTAAAGTAAAATTTTCTGATAGTGCATATTTCCCTACAGGAACATTAACTGATGGTGCAACTGTAAATTGGGATGTTCAAGCTAATCAAGTAGCCCAAGTGACATTAGCAGGAAATAGAACTTTTGCAGCACCTACTAATATGGTAGATGGTGGATTTTATGCTTTAATTATTATTCAAGATGGAACAGGTTCAAGAACTGCCACATTCAATTCTGTTTTTAAATTTACAGGCGGCACTGCACCCACATTAACAACAACTGCAAGTGCTAGAGATATTTTAGTTTTTCAATCAAACGGAACAAACCTCTATGAGGTAGGAAGGTCATTAAATCCAAGCTGATGTTTGCACTAGTACAAGATGATGCTTTTGTTAGAATAGTTAATTCTAATAAAGGAATTGAATTAAATGGTAATCAATATCCTAAAACAATTTATACATTATGGACACAAGCTGAGAGGGAAGCAATTGGCATATTTGAAGTTGTGTTGGACACAACTAATAAGAAAGACGAAGAATATTATATTAATACTGATGTTAATTATTCCTATTCCTCTGGTGTTGTTAGTGGAAGTTGGGGAACTGCAACTGCAAAACCTTTAGATGATGTTTTATTTACTCAAGCTGATGAAGATGCAGATGAAATTCCAGAGGGAATGTCAGTTGGTGACATCAAACAATATGGATTAAAACCTCAACATAAACAAAGAGTAAACGACCAAGCAAACGGATTACTTTCTAAATATGATTGGTATGTAATCAGAAATACAGAGGATAATACTAAATCTATTCCTAGTGATGTTTCAACTTACAGAACTAATGTTAGAACCAAGGCTAATGAAATGTGTACTCAGATTGATAACGCATCAACAGTAGATGCCTTAAAGACATTATACGAATACACAGAACAAGATGATGGTACTTTCACAAGACCATTAGCTGAATTTCCAGAGGAACTCTAAATGACTTTCCCTATTCTTGGTGGGAACAGTGCAGTCGCAGGTTATAGCATTGATAATTCCCTAAGATTTAATGATAATGATAGTGCTTATTTAAGTAGAACAAACGCATCTGGTGGTAGTAGAAAAATATTTACTTTTTCTTGTTGGTTTAAAAAATCCACTTTAGGTTCAGCTTCGGATGACCAAATATTGTTTTCATCTTGGGATGGCTCAAATGGTATTCTAATTCAAATAGATTCTAACGATTTACTTCAAGTATATTCAAAAGTTGGAGGTACTGTAAAATTAAATGTAAGAAGCGAAATGGTTTTTAGAGATGTTTCTGCTTTTTATCATTTGGTAGTAAAATTTGATTCTAATAGTACAAATTTAGACTTATATGTAAATGGGGTAGAAATATCTCAAACAGTTGTTGTAGCATTTACAGATGCTGACCACGAAATAAATGAGTCTGGTGGTACACATTATATTTGTTCAATGGATGGTTCATCTAGATTTTGGGATGGTTATTTAGCAGAAACGCATTACATTGACGGAACTGCAAAATCCCCTACTGACTTTGGTGAATTTGATGAAGATAGTGGAATATGGAAACCCAAAGCATATTCTGGAACGTATGGCACGAATGGTTTTTATCTAGATTTTGAAAACAGTGGAAGTTTAGGTACTGACCAATCTGGTAATGGTAATAACTTCACCCCTACTAATTTAGCATCTACTGACCAAACAACTGATACACCGACTAATAACTTTGCTACTTTAAATGCATTACAGGTCACTAATTCAGATATTGCTTTATCTGAGGGTAATGTAAAACAAGTAATCACTAATAACTGGAAATATACACCAGCTACTTTTGGAGCAAGTAGTGGCAAATGGTATGCAGAAATTAAATTAGAAGACGCATCAAATTTTATTGTTGGTGTTATGCAATTAAATGGAGCATCAGACACGACTTCTGAAATGAATACCAACAACACTATATTAGGAAGTAATAGTGCAGGAGATGCTTGGGGATTATATGGAAGTACTAATGAAGTAGGAACATATAAAAATAATAACACTCCTAATTTTGGAAATTTATCAAGTAATTTTGTTGGTAATTGGAGCAATAATGATATTTGTATGATTGCTTTAGACACAGATAATCAAAAAATATGGTTTGGTAGAAATGGAAGTTGGGATAATAGTGGCGACCCATCAGCAGGAACAAATCCAATGCCTGTAAATACTGCTATGATTGCAGGTGAAACATTTACTTTTGCAGGTGGTGGAGAAAATAATACTAATTTATGGAACTTCGGCAATCCTCCTTTCTCAATATCATCTGGAAACAGTGACGGAAACGGATATGGAAACTTTGAATACGCACCACCCTCTGGCTATCTTGCACTATGCACTAAAAACCTAGCAACTACCTTATCCCCTACGATTGATGATGGTAGTGCTTATTTCCATACACAACTTTATGCAGGTAATGGTAGCACACAATCAATAACCAATGATGCCTATTCTGGTGATTTTAAACCAGATTGGTTATGGATAAAAGAAAGACAAGGAACTTCAAGTCATTTTTTATTTGATAGTACCAGAGGTGCGGGAAAATATTTACATTCAAATAGTACTTCTACTGAGGGTAATGATGTTCACCAAACTTCATTTGATACTGATGGATTTAGTGTTGGGCAACAAAATGGAACAAATGAAAACAATAACACTTATGTAGCATGGCAGTGGAAAGCCAATGGTGGTACTACCTCATCTAACACTGATGGTGATGTCACTTCTACTGTGCAAGTAAATTCAACTGCAGGTTTCAGTATCACTACATTTACAGGAAATAGTAGTCCACCTTTAGCAGTTGGTCATGGATTAGGTGTTGCACCTCAAGTTGTTCTTGCTAAACACAGAAACGTAGCAACACACTGGAGAATGTGGCATCAAGGATTATCTGGTGCAGGTTATTATGTGATTTTAGATTTAACTAATGCTCAAGCAAATAGTGAGCCAATATTTTCTGGATTACCTACATCTACTACAGTTGGATTTTTAAGTGATTTTGCTAATACATCACATGATATAGTTTTTTATTCTTTCGCAGAAATAGAAGGATACTCCAAATTCGGTAGCTATACAGGAAACGGAAATGCTAATGGAACATTTATCTATACAGGGTTTAAACCCTCTTTTGTTATAAGTAAAAGAACTAATGGCACAGGTGCTTGGGTAGTACAAGATGATAAAAGACCTGCTTACAATCAAGGTGGTAATTATGTTTATGCCAATGCTTCAAATGGAGAAGCTACAGATTTACCCATAGATATTTTATCAAATGGATTTAAACAAAGACAAGGTTCTTTTAACGATAATAATGGCTCTGGTGACTCATACATCTACATAGCATTTGCATCAAATCCATTTGTTGATAGTAATGGAGTCCCCGTCACTGCGAGATGAAGAATGATTGGTTTTTATGGCTATGTTCTTTTGCACTAATATCTTTAGTTCTGGGTTTAGGCTTCTCTAAAAAAAATTTATATGCTGAAACCAACACTGTGTCGAGTACGGTAGTAAACAACACACCCCCAACTGCTAACTCCCCTGCAATCAATATAGTCAATAGTGATATTTGTAAATCTGGTGTCAGTGGTGCTATTCAATCTAATGTCATTGGATTTAGTACAGGTGTCACGATTACTGACATGAACTGTGAAAGAATTAAATTAGCAAGAAGTCTTTATTCTATGGGAATGAAAGTTGCAGGTGTTTCTATTCTATGCCAAGATGCAAGAGTCTTTGATGCTATGTATTTTTCTGGAACAAGCTGCCCTTATATAGGTGGTAAGATTGGACAAGATGCAGTTGATGGTTGGATGTCAGAAGAAGGACAAAAATTAATTCCAGAAGGTAGTGTTGTAAAAGCACAGTTCCAAAAAACCCAAACAGTTAATGAACCAACCAAAGAGGGGGATTGGGATGCAATTAAAGATTTTGGTCTTATTGCTCTTAGTATGCTTCTCATACTCTAAGGCTCAAGACTGTTCCACTGATACAATAGGTTTATGTACTCCATCAGTCACAGATGTGATTGTTGAAGATAAAGTTATTGAAGAAGATAGTGATAGTACAGGTATTACTATTATTGAAACTATAACCACTACCACAACTACATCCACAGTCACTAATGAAGATAGTGGTGATTTATTAGATGGTAGTAATGGGTTTGTTTCTACATCTAAAGAGGGTGATATGGATATTGATTGGGGTGGACAAGGAAGTGCGTCTATGCCTAGTGGTTCTTCTTGTTATGGATTAGGAACAGATAAATGTGCCATGATTACAGGAAGTGGTAATAACACCTCTACCATGGGTGTTGCAGGAATGGGTACAACCTTTATTCAAATCATAGATATTTCAGAACTAGATATTAATTATGGCGGCACAACTGAATATACAATTAAAGTAGATAAGCAAGACAAAGAAGATAGAATTTATATGCACATCACAGGTAGAAATGGAACTACCAATGTCTTTAATGGTACTAATATATTATCAGAAACAGGCATAGCGAGTGGATATCAGCAATATTCTGGTAATTTTGATTTTTCTGGTAAATTAACAACCCTTATTGTTGAGGTGGGTGGTAGAGATATTAACCTAGCAGTCGGTCCTGTCTTTGATGATGTGACTATTAATGTTCTCTACAATGTTATTGAAACGATTGTCACCCAAGAAATAACCAAGCTAGAAACTTTTATTGCTTTAAATTTAGACCAACCAGAAATGATTGATGTCGCCAAAGATGTATTTGAATTTAATGATGTATCTAAGCAAGATGATTTTATTATGTTTGAACCCATAGAACCAGAACCAATGGAAATTTCTTATGAAGCTATTGAAGCTGAATTAGATGCACCTGTTATTGAAGAAATAAAAATAGAAGAAGCACCTATGGAAGAAATTATAGAAGTTGAAATGGAAGAAATCGTAGAAGAAATTGTAGAAGAACCTGTAGAGGAAGTAGAAGTCGCTAGTGTTGATGAACCTGTAGATGAACCTATTGAAGAAACAAAAGAAGAACCCAAAGAAGATGTAAAAGAAACCAAACAAGAGAAGGCTAATAAGATAGTCAAGAAAATGGGTGATAAAGGTAAATATGATGCCAACAATCAAACAAAGACTTTAGTTGTCATGCAAGTATTAGCAGATAGTAAAAGTTTTTTTGAACAACCACAATTACCACAGATACAAGGATTTTTTGATAATAGAACTTTGCCAGATGGTGAAATAGTTGATAATAATATTCTCATGTACAACTTGTTTATGAACAATGATTTAGGACACAATGAATTGGTGGATTTACAATGGCAACAGAGATAGATGTAGGTGGTATTAAGTTTAGAGGTGGTAAACTATTCTTAATAATAACTATACTTAGTAGTTTTGTTGGTATTTTATGGGGTGGTTTTCAGTATTATCAAAAATTCTTGGATATGGAAAAAGCCATCTCTGAATTTCAAAGCCCAGATTTAAGCAAATATGATGAACAAATTGCAGTTCTGAAATCAGAGGTTTCAATGATATTAGAAGAAGTCACACTACTAAATTCAGTAATAGTTGACCAAAAAAATACACTTAGAGATGATATTAAAACCATGAAAGCTGATATAAGAGCCATAGACAAGGTAGTTAATGATATTGAAGATAGAGTTAAAGCTAATGAAAGAGAAATATCAGAAGATTTTAAGATTTTAGAAAAAGAAATAGATGATAAAATAAAGAAGGCACTTAATAACCCACTAGCAGGAGTACAATAATGGCAACACAGAAAGAATTAGAAAAGCAGTTAAAAGATATCAAAAAAGAAGTTAGAGAATTAAGAACTCATAATCAGTTCTTATTAGAGAGATTAGAGAAGGCACACGAAAGAAATGCCGAAATACGCAAACAGATGATGACTATGACATTTGATGATGTAGTCAAAAACCAAAAAGAATTAGCAGAATATCAAGAGAAAGTAGCTAAAGATAAAGAGTTGCTTGAAACATTTGACAAACAAGTAGAAGTGAAGTTAGATACCGCAGGGATTAACAATGGCGACACAATCAGAGAAAATCAACAAACTAGATAAAGAGATAGCCTTAATACAAAAGGATATCCATGTTATCAAAAACAATCATCTAAAGCATATTGAAACTGATATTAAAAAAATAAATTATGTTCTCTGGTCAGTTGGTATTTTAGTACTATCTAATCTCATTATCTTACTCAGAGATATTCTTATTTGAACATCCCTGCAATATTCCTTTTGGGATATATGTGCATAGCAGGGGAGTGCATTTCCATAAATGAAAAACACAAATCCGTAGAGGATTGCAAATTGAACGGAATGTATTTAAAGTCCATGCTAGATGAACAAAATATTCGCAAATATTTCTTTGTTTGTATTGATGCTAATTTCCCTACTTACTAGAGGTTCTAAATGGATGAGAAACAGCAAAAGGGCGTAGCATCCGAACTTATTGCTGAATACTATTTAACCAAAGCAGGATATTTTGTTTATACCAAAAAATCAGTTCAATCACCTGTGGACTTAGTAGCCATCAATCCAGATACAGGGGAAGTTCTTTTAGTAGATGTAAAAACAGCTAGTATCAGAATGACAGGCGGTCAAAAAGGTTCAACTATCCGCAGAGTATTATCAGAAGAACAAAAAAAACTAGGTGTTAATTTTCTCTATGTTTATGAGAATAAAATGTGCGAATTAGTTAGCTTTGATGGTGACACCGCTAACTCTAAAATACTTAATGAAGTATTATATTAAGGAGGCAAAATGACAGATAAAATAAACCCAACCTATTATAGAAAAAGCATAGAAGTATCAGATTTTATTGAAGAATATGACTTAAATTATTTTGAGGGAAATGTAATCAAATATGTGGTAAGACATAAATCTAAGAATGGACTAGAAGATTTGCAGAAAGCAAAATGGTACTTAGAAAGGTTGATTAAGAAATATGGACATTAGTAGATTAAGAGAAAGTATAATTGCCCATGAAGGTATTCGCTACAAAGCCTATGCCGACCCTATTCTTGGTGAAACAGCTATGACAACAGGAGTAGGACATTTAATAAGATTACCTCAAGAAGAAGAACTGCTTGAGAAAGAATTAACTATGGATGAGGTGATGGAAATATTAGATGGGGATATTGAAGTAGCTTTAAAAGATGCAAGAAGATTTATTGATGAAGATAGTATTCCAGAAGAAGCATTTGAGATTGTAGTTGAGATGAGTTTTCAATTAGGCTACCCAAGATTATCTGGTTTTAGAAATTTTCAATCTGCATTAAAAGAAAAAGATTTTGTAAAAGCATCAGCAGAGATGTTAGATAGTAAGTGGGCTAGACAAGTTCCTGCACGAGCCAAGAACTTATCTGATAAGATGGGTGAGATATAATGTGGGGAATGATTTTAAAACCACTAATGGGTGTTGCTATTGATGGTGTCAAAGGTTTTGTTGAAACTAAGAAATTAAAAAAAGAACAAAAACTAGCACAGATAAAAGCAGAAACTTCTGTATTAGAAAAACAAATCAAAGGTGAAATGGATTGGGATATAGAAGGTATAAAAAATACAAAAGGTTCATGGAAAGATGAGTACTTAACTATTTTATTTTCTATTCCATTATTATTATGCTTTTTACCTTTTACAGTTGATTATGTAGAAAGAGGATTTGAAGCATTAAGTAAAACTCCAGATTGGTATAAATATACTTTAGGGGTGATTGTATCTGCGAGTTTTGGTATAAAAGGCGCTACCAAATTTTTTGGTAAAAAGTAAGGAGTAGCAAATGATAGATATGATTAAAGATTGGTTTGAGGATTTTATGAAACTTAAATCATGGGTAAAAGTATTAGCAGTAGTGATACTTGTTGTTCTTTTACATCATTGGGTATTACACTAAGTGATAACCACTACCTCATCACTATCAGTTTTAATTAAGCCAAGAATAATTGGTAGTAAAGGTAGAACTTTCAAAAAACTTTCATTCGGAAAGATAAAAATAAAAAAACCTAAATTAAGAATAGGGAAAATAAAAAAGGCGAGATGAGTACTACCTCGCCTTTTGATATACACACAAACTTGTCCTTTCGTTTGTTAGGGTGAGTATAATGAAAAAAGAAACTCATACAATACTGTATCTTGAGTTTTACGACCATTCCTCCTCCACTAACGAATGGCAATCCTATAAAGAAATCCTTACTGACTTAAACCCCTCTAATAACATTATGAAGGTAATAGGCAAACTCTTAGCAGAAGATGATATTTCCTATAAATTAACCACCATGTGGGGTGATGAATGTGCAGGTTCTGGGCATTCTATTATCAAATCCACTATTGAACGAGAACTTAGGTGGGAAGTGCCTATATTATCCCCTAAAAAGCGGTTTTAAGCCCTCTACAGGGGGTATTTAGCATTTTTGTGAGGTTAGATTGGGCTACCTCGTTAAAGATAGCCCAAACAGGAGGAATAGTGTTA